TGATATCTTCAAGGGTAAGATAGCTGAGTTTGGTGCTGCACAGATGGAACAGGAGGCTGTACGTTCCGCTGAGGAAGCTGCACGGATACGTGAAGGTATGGGTGTCACTCAATCCCTTGGCCCTGAGGATCGTATGGTTGATGTGACAGACACAGATATGGGTCAGTTGTCTAGCCCTGAGCCTCTGTTTGAAATGGCTGAACAGGTTAGAGAACCATCTTTTGAAAAGACAGATTTATCAGACCAGAGTCCAGTAGTAACCCCAGACTCCACGGAAGCACCTACCGAGATACTGTCTAACGAGCTTACAGAGGTACCTGAGTTCAAAGTATTTAATAGCCCTGATGAAATGTCAGAGCTTGAGATACTTGCACGTACTATTGAAGCTGAAGCTAAAGGTGAATCCTATGAGGGTAAAATTGCCGTAGGTGCTACTATTGCTAACCGTGCTTCCTCAGGTAAATACGGCACTGGTATTCACGGTGTCATCCTACGTAGAGGTCAGTTCTCTCCTTGGAATAGATATACAGGATATGCTGGTGGGGAGCAAGGCAAAGACATGTTGAACTATAAGGCAAGTTTAGATTCTTACAAGGCTGCCAATGCTATTCTTACAGGTAACTATGAAGACCCTACAGATGGTGCGACGCACTACGTAAACGAAAAGGTAAGCCAACCTGCATGGCTAGACGCTATGAAAGGTCGTGAACGGGGTACACTATCTATTGGAAACCACCTATTTGGTAATGCAGATGCTAACAAAAAGTATGATGGTAAAAGTTGGATTGAGTCACGTGAAAAACGTAAGACATCACCTCGCCCTCAACTAAGACCAGAGGAATGATCTATGCGTATCTTACTGGCCCTGACCCTATCATTATTTCTAAGTAGTTGCGGTGTCCTTAGTGGTGCCGCATCACTCTTAGGTGGCGGCAGTAAAGGCCCAACAGTAAATGCTAACGTACAGGCAGGTGCTGANAACAACCAGTCTGTCATTGANCAGAGTTCTGACATATCAGGTGAGAATGTAACAGTAGATAAATCTTCAGGTGCCTTTTCTGTAGGAGGTGCTGTAGAATCCGTAAAGGTTATGAACCAAGATATACCGACATGGGTTATAATCCTGCTAATCTTAGGCTGGATGCTACCTTCCCCTAACGAAATCTGGAGGGGTTTCTTAAAGACTATAACACTAGGACGGTACCGTGGCTAAACGTGCAGACAAATCAAAGATGAAATGCAACTCACCCCAACGTACATCGGGTGGCTCTAAGAAGTTTGTTGTCAAAGCCTGTAAGGATGGCAAGGAAAAGATCATCCGCTTTGGTGACCCTAACATGAAGATCAAGAAGTCAGACCCTAAGCGTCGCAAGTCCTTCCGTGCTAGACACAAGTGTGACACGGCTAAGGATAAGTTCACGGCCCGTTACTGGTCATGTAAGAAGTGGTGATTGAGATGATGGAGACTATTGATCTGGTCATGCAGTGGCTAGTAGCACCTATTGCTCTTGTTGTCTGGTATCTGTTCAACATGGTAAATAAAAACAACACAGATGTGGCTGTCCTTAAGGCACAGCTAGACTCCTCTAAAGTATCTCACGACAGAGAGATGAAGGAGATGAAGGAGACTATCAAGGCTATCTTCAATAAGCTGGACAGTATAGAGCAATCACTAAGGGATAGATGACATGGAGAGCAAAGCATTAGCTGGGATACTAATGGCTGCTGTCATAGGTCTTATCGGCTGGAATATAAAGACAACACATGAACTTACCCTCCAAGTACAGAAGTTGGAAATCATTCTCTTGAATGATGCCTTTGCAAAATGATTGATCCACTTACCGCATTTGCTGCTGTCAAGGGTGCAATTAGTGCAGGTAAAGAACTACATTCTATGACCAAGGAACTAGCTGGTTTCTTTGATGCATGTGATGGGGCTAAGAAAGCCCACGATAAAAAGAAGAACAGTATCTTTGCATCCTCTAACGAAGAGGCAATGGATACATGGATGAAGAAACAACAGGCTATAGATGCTGAAGCACAGTTGAGAGAGATTATTGTTAACACTCGTGGTTACAGTGCTTATCAGGACTTACTTAAGATTCGTCGGGACATCGCAGCAGAAAGAAAAGAACAAGAGAGACAACAACGTATAGCAGCACAGGAGTTTAGACAGAATGTGGAAACAGCAGCAGTCGGAACACTAATCTTCGTAGCTATCGTAGGTCTTCTATTGTCAGTATTATACTTTAAAGGATACTTATAGGGATGCCAGTATACAAAGTGAAAGGTGGATACCGTTGGGGTAAGACAGGAAAAGTATACAGAACTAAAGCCGAAGCAGAGAAACAAGGACGTGCTATACATGCTTCGGGCTACAGGAAAAGAGGGGCAAAGAGAAAGAAGGATGGCTAAGAAACCTAAACGTGATGCCTGTTACAAAAAGGTAAAAGCTAGATATACACGTAACGGTGGTACTTGGCCCTCAGCCTATGCAAGTGGTGCTCTTGTTCAGTGTCGTAAAGTAGGTGCTAAGAACTGGGGCAACAAGAGTAAGAAGAAATAATGGCAAGTGATAGTTTAAAGAAGTGGTTCAGCCGTAACAACGGNAAGGGTTGGGTCAACTGTAANACAGGTGGTCCATGTGGNCGTAAGGACCGTAGTAAGGGTGCTTACCCTGCCTGTCGTCCTACAATGGCTCAGTGTAAGAAGGGGCCAATGAAACGGAAGACAAGCAAGAAGCGGGTAAGCTGGAAGTAACTAGGTAGGTTGTCGTTTCTCCCACGAGACACACTGATAGTCTACGACAACGAAACCAGCAGCTTCAAATGCTTCAATGCCACCCCCGATCTCAAACATACACTGTTTCTCTGTAGGTAAGATACTTCCAGTAGACTGAACTTTACACATGGACATGTCTTGCATACAGACTAAGAGCAGGGGTGTGAACAACATTTTAACTTCCTTCCATTTCTTGGATTAGTTTGTCTAGGTACCACCTAGCTTTCTTCAGGTCTTCTACAGGTTTCCCTTTGTAACGATACCGATGCATATACTTTTTCGTATTACCTTCTAGGTACCCTAGGTACATCATGGCATCCATGTTGTCCTTCATATAATCAATACACTCAATAGACCCATCTCCATAGTGAGGTGGGTTATTTATTAGGTCACCCATCTCACTGTCAGTAAAGAACTCCATTTGGCTCATATGTTAATCAACTCCGCTTTTGTAAATGGTACGTGAAAGAACTGTTCACCCTTCTTGATGTAACGTCCCTTAGCTTCACGTAGAGAATCTTGTGTTAGTAGTGTGTCTTTGATACGCCATGCCTGACGTAGGTCAGCACGGAATACATAGAAGTTAAGGAACCCGTCTACCTGTTTGTCTAACAACCGTTGCTTACGTTCAGGTATCCGTATCTCTTTCCAGTCTACAGGCCAGTCGGACTTCCATCCTGTCTTAACCTCAGCCTCNTTAAAGTATGTGTGACCATCCTTCTGACTGACAACATCGACACTGTAGTTCTCTTCGTTGTTGACAATGGTGTGTCCCTTAGACTCAAGAAACACCACTAAGGCTGTACGTGCAGGGCCATCATACGCTTCGTACAAAGCCTTGCTAAACTGTTTCCTCACCTGTGTCATCTAAGTATTCCTTTAGTTCTGTGTAACCACCGATATGTTTACCTGTGTATGTCCATATCTGAGGTACTGTTTTTATATCAGCTTTCTTGAACAAGTCAACTAACCACTTGGACTCTTCAAGGGAGTAATGACTAACACTACCCCCTTTAGAGTTGATAAGCTGTTTAGCCTTGTCACAGAAAGGACAGTTCCGTCGGCTTACCATTACGTACATCATTATGTTAGCAACTGATGAATTGCTACAAGTGATGCGAATACTGCATATACTTCTAAGCCTGTCATATTATCTCCTATGCTGTCAGGTCTACAATTTCACAGCTATCACCCGAACAGGCCATAGTCTGCATTCCGACGGTGTTATCAGATTCTTCGTAGTTTGTCAAGAGGCTCCAGTCAATTTTTTCTGGCATCAACTTGGCTAACTCTTCNTACTCTGACTTGCCGATCTCTTGATAGGGTGCCTGTTGGTACGTGTGTTCGTTGTACGGCAGGAAGGATACCCCTGACATCTCATCGAAGTGTTCGTACACNAANGCACCTACCTCGAACCACTCATCCTTACGGACGTTGATAGTGACTGAGGGTTTGTGTTCACACCAGTGACGTTGGAACATCAACCATGTCTCCAACTGTTCAATGGCTGTCATGTCTTCAGTGACAACAGCACCNGCNGGTGCCTTGACAGGGAATGAGAACACTGTTGTCTGGTCAGGCTTGAACACATCAGGTTCGTTAGGGATACCCTGATCAATCATGAACTGTGTCAAGGGGTCTTTGTTGTCCCCTCTAACGGTTCTAATGTAGTAGTGACTATGTCGTGCGTGGATACCAGAGGCTGAGTCGACAAGCTGGGAGACTGTTCCGCTTGGCTTGACACATGTAATAGCAGCACTAGGGTTAATGCCAAGATCACCACTGAGCTTGTTATTAGTATCCTCAGCAACCTGTCTAAGGTGTTCAAGAGTTTTAGGTAGGCCATGATTCTTACTCGTTAGTAGAGGGTTATCCATTATCCCTGTGAGAGACACACCGAGCAGTCGTTCTGCTTCTGTATTGTTTGTCCACACCTTTCGCAGATATGGGAACTTTGTGTAGGTTGACTGGACAGTTCCCAGAATAGTTGCCAACTTGACTTTTCGTTCCAGATCATCGACACTGTCCGTAGCACGGACGACAACCTCAGTGAGATTGCAGAACTGATATGGTCGAAGGATAATCTCTGAGCAAGGGTTAGTTCCGAACTCATGTTCAGGATCACGTCTGCCATACTTCGCAGCCTGTTTCTTAGATGCTTCACGGTTAAATACTCCACGTTCCCCAGAGCCTGATTCCACAAGCGACATCCACTCACGCATAAACGACAGGCTGTCTGGTTTTTCTGTGTATGCTACACTGTTGTTAGCTAGTGCACGTTGGGCATTCTGTTCCCACCACTGACCTGACTTAGCATGACGCATACGGTCATCTGACAAGTTAGACAGAGAGATCATAGCTGAACGACGGACACCACCTACAACAACAACCTCACCGATCTTACACATCAAGTCGTGACATTCGATTGATGATAGCTTACGTCCCTGTGCATCCTTGAA